TAAAAATAAACTAAAAAAAAAACAAAATATTATGGCATTTACTTGTAACTTAAATGACGGCTATGTATTAGGTTGTTCTTCTATAGGTGGTGTTGAGAAAGTTTGGATCGGTGAATGGGTTGATAATGTTGTAGTAACACAAGATCTTTGTGGTATTATCACAGGTATCACAACAACAGGTCTTACAGTCTATAATTTCGAACAAGATATTGAACACGCAGGATTAACACAAGCAGGAAACTACTCTAGAGAAAACGGAACAGTATTCTATGAATCAACATTATCAATCAAATTGATCACTCTTGATTGTAATGTTAGAAATAGAATGATTGAACTTGGTAGAGCTCCACTTTTCGCAGTTGTTAAATCAAATGCTGGTGACTATTACTACTTAGGTTTAGAATCAAGTGGTAGAGCATCTGCAGGAGACGCAAACTTAGGTGTATTACTTGGTGATATGAATGGTCTTAACCAATCTATCTCTTGGAAATCAGCAAATGGTGCTTACTTAATCAACGGATCTTTGATTGGAACTACTATCACAGTATTGTAATCTAATTTCTTCGGGTCTTATGACCTTCTTCATAAAGAAACCCTCCACAGAGATATGGAGGGTTTTTTATTTTAATCTCCGTAGTATCTTCCATATTCTTTGTAGGCTTCAGGAGTTAATGCACTTACACCTGTATACACTGGTGTTTGTTTTAGAAATGTAGCCATTTTTACATTGATTTGGATGAGTTCATCAGTACTTTTACCACGAAGTAATGGTCTAATATCATCTTCAGTCGTAGAATTCGTTACAGACATTAAAAAGTCCATAGCCTCATCATATCGTTCCATTCTATGATCGTCCAACATTCCCATTGTTCCACGAATCAAAGTGTTTTTAAAAATCATTTCTTGTCTGTCCATATCTTTTTTGTTTCTACAAATATACAAATAAAACAAATAACTACAAAAAATATTTAATAAAAAAAGCATGATTAGTATTGCGAATTACCAAACTACTTTGACACCGTTCACTTTATTGGAGAAGACAACATTTCCATTAAGTGCAACTACCTATATACTTCAATTGAATGGTAAAGAATTACATGATGAGACCTTATTATTTTTGACTGGAGATACTTCTGTGAATGTTAATAGATACAATTACTTTCCAATCAATTTAACTCCTTTAAATTTAACTCCAGGTCAGTATGACTATACCGTTTGGCAGAACACAGGAACAACACTTTCTACTTCTGCTTTGACAATAAACGATGTGGTTGAAACAGGATTGGCAACAATCTATGGTACAACTCCAACACCTGATCCTGTATATGCACCAACGGGTCAAACACAATATGTATTTAGTTAATTATGAATGTAGAACAAAACATAGAAAAACCAAATAACGAAAAAGGATTACCAGTTAGGATATTCCAATTTAATGAGGCTTATATTCCACCAATTTATCAATTTGTTAAAAAGGGTGAATATCATTTTATTTCATTTGGTCAGGACAATCTATATCCTGTATTTCTCTTGGAGTTATATAATAACTTTGGATCGCCATTGAATAAGGCAATCATTAACAAGAAAGTTAAAATGTGTACAGGTTTTGGTTATAAACCATTACTTGATGAAAGATTAAAACAATGGGCTCGTAGAAATAACCTTGAGAGATTATTCTTATACATTTCAAAAGACTTTGAGATTTATAATGGTTTCTGTATGGAAGTAATTTGGAATAATGGTGGTACATCATTTGATTTGAATTATATTCCAATCCATACTGTTAGAATCGGTATCAAGGAAGAAGAAGATGAAGAAGATTATTTTTGGTATTCAAAGGATTGGGCTAATATTAAAAAAGAAGAAAACAAACCTGAGTACATTAGAAAATTTGATCCTAACAATAGAACAGGTCGTCAATTAATTTATTACATTGAACCTAATCCTGCGATGACTCACATGTATCCAATTGCCAACTATTCAACGGCAATTAACTACATTGATTTGGATTATCAAATTGGTAAGTTTCACATCAACCAAGTTCGTCAAGGATTTGCCCCTTCATTTATCTTGAACTTTGGAACAGGTATCCCAACTCAAGATGAACAAAATCAATTCTATAGAGAGTTTCAAAGAAACTACAAAGGAGCTGATGGGGCTGGAAAAATCATTCTAACCTATAGTGATGGTGGTGATCAGAAACCTGAGTTAATTCCAATCAATTTAAATAACTCTGATGAGAGATTTATCATGTTACAAGACATGGTTGAGAAAAACATTACACAGGCTCACGAAATGCCACTTCAGTTGGTATCATTCCAACCAGGTAAATTGGGTTCATCAGATGAGAGAAAAGAACTAATGGCAGAGTTTCAAACATACTACATCGCAATTAGACAAAACCAATTAGAAGAAGCAATCAATGGATTACTTGAAACAATAGGATTTACAGAAAAGATTGTATTAAAAAATTATGTGAGTGCCGATGACTCAGGAGTATTAAGTCAAAATCCTGAAGAACCTATTCAACAAGCTGATTCACAAGTAGAAAATAAAACATTAGAAAACCAATAAAATGTCATATACACCAGTAGTCTATTTTATATCAACAGAGTACTTAAGAGCTCAAACTCCAATTGAAGACAATGTTGATGATACAAAACTTACGCCGTACATCATTCAGGCTCAAGATACATATCTTCAAGAAGGGATTGGAGAGACTTTCTATGATCGTTTGAAGGATGGTGTTAAGAACAACAATTTAAATACGGATGAAGCAAATTTCATGAGAAACTTCGTTCAACCACAAATTGCTCAATATGCATTTTATTTGGCAATGCCATTCATTGCATTTAAAGCAACAAATAAATCTGTATCAAAAGAATCAAGTGAATACTCAGCACCTGTAGATCTTAGTGAATTGAAATTCTTAAGAAGTAATGTGTTGGATATAGCTGAATTCTATAAGAGAAGAATGATTAAGTATTTGTTGGATTATCCAAGTATGTTCCCTCAATACAATAATCCTAATTCTCGTGATAACATGCCAAAATCAATTCAATCTTACTTTGGTGGAATTTATGTTCCTTATGGATACAATAGAGGTCTTGCACCAAATTATCTTGAACCTTATGGAACAATATCCCCATGTGTTGGATGTGGAGGTTACATTGGAGGTTATAATGGAACAAATCCTTATTAATTATGTGTGATATTAATTATACTTTTGAAGAATTATTATACCATCCCAAATTGAGTGATGATTTTAAAATTCAGTACTTTGAAGATATGGTCAATGAAGATGTCTTTTGTGACTGGTTTGAATCATTAAATAATCTTGGAATATCAATCTCAAACTTGGGAATTGATATTGCTGATTTGAACTCATTAGATTACATATGGGACATTAACGAGGAGGATAAGGGTATTCCATCAGAGACAACTCAGTTCGCTTCTCAGGAGCAATTTAAAGTGATAAATCTATACCGTTATATCTCAAGAGAATATGGACCATCTTTCATTGGACCTAACACAAGAAGATTTTGTAGAATGATTGTATCAAGAACAAACAATTCTTTGATGAGGTATGAAGATATTATTAGGTTGAATTCACAAAACCCTGGTTTGGGTAAAGGTGGTTCTAATACTTATTCAGTCTTTGAATGGAGGGGTGGTGCTAACTGTAAACATATTTGGGTTAAATACAAATATGATACGACAACACAATCTTTGGTACAAGCCCCATCAACTGATCAACCAAGAAATATACAAGTGGATGGTATGGTACCATATGCAAATGGAACCAATACACCACCACCAAGAAATTAATTGAAAAAAGAAAAGGGACTGACCACAAGTCCCTTTTTTTGTGCTTAAAAAACCCTCCCCACTGAAATAAATAATACGACATTAACAGAACAGAAAGCGAGGAGGGTTCGTGAATCTAAGTAATACAAATATATTTATTCATTTTCATCTTGTAAAGATTCATCATCAGCACAAGTTAATATTGCCCATAGTAATTCTAATTTATCCATTTTGTTTCTTTTTTCTTCCTCGATTATCTTTGAATAGTTTTTCAACATAGTATCCATTCTTTGTTACATATCCAGAATAAATAAAATGAGTCACTGTTCTTTGTGGCATTGAACTAAAGAATTTTTTAACATCCATAGCTGTAAAACATGGTAATAAGAAATTTTTATCATTCATACTTTTAACATAGAATTTTACTGGTCTTAAAAAGTCATACTTCATTTTAACCTTAATTCTAAACTTATACTTTTTTAACTCATCAGGTGTAATTGAAACCTCATCAGTAATTTCTTTATTAGTTTTGTTTTCTAATAGACAATCTAATATTTTTCTTTCAACTTCACTATATTTAGGTTGTTGTATATAGCTTTTAGCTATACTGTGTAAATATTCTCTGTATTCTCTTTTTTCTAATTCAGAATCTGAATCATCTGCTATTTCCCAAAACTCAGCTACTGGTGTTTCTCTTTTAATTTCCTTTCTTTGAAATGCAGTACAATAGTTTCTTAAGACGATAAAACTATATCCTTTTATTTCTTCAAAATCAGTTGATAAAGATCCATCTTCTATCTTTGAATTCAAAATAAGAATAGTATCTTGAACAATATCTTTCTTATCATCATAGCTAATAAAATTACAAACAGATATTGTATTAACTAAATGTTTTAATTGTTTATATAATTCATTGTATATTTCCATGAGATAAGTATAATATAATAATTTAAAATCTATTATTTTGAAACAGTATTCAATCCCAAAAAGATTATTGGTTTTTTTTTCTTATACTTAGGTTTTTTCTTTTTCTTTTTTTCTTTGAAATGTCTATCTACTTCTTCTTTAGTAAAATAACCTAGTTCAATACTTAAAGCAAATTGTTCTTTAACTTTTCTTTCTAGTTCTTTTTTAGAAATAGTAATTGATTTTCTTTTCATTAGTAATTTAAATTGCTAGTTATAATAGTTCTATTTTTAGGTCTTAAAAAATAAGTCCCTGCTAGTGCTAGTAGCTTTAAGAACCGTCTATTTTTGAGGCTGATATTTGCTTAAATAAGTCCCTGAGAAACACAAAATATCATTTAACTTGTTAAATAAGTATCACAATAAAATTGAAAAGTCAAATTAAATAGAAAAAAACTATAAATACAACTTTTTCATAGATTGTATATATTTATATGTATGGAAACAGAACTGATTAATCAAATTGTTCAGTCATTAGAAACTTGGAATGAACCACAAAGAGTAGGTGAAGAAGTTAGAGCAATGACAGACACATTAATTGCTGACCAAGAAGATGAAGTTTATTTCTTTCTACTTAATATCATAGAATCCAATCCAAATGATTATGACTTAGGAAAAGCAATTAGAA